AAAATGATGATAATGGCCGTTTCAAACAAAGCAATTGAATCAATTGTTGAAAAATTTCATAAACATAATTCATCAGAAGATGGTATAACTAAATTAAAATTTTTTACAACAGGTAATAATAGTCATAATTTAACATATGAATACAGTTTACCAATGTTATCGTGGAAATATTGGCATGAATTTGATTCAAAATTTTCTCTTCAATGGCCAAGATTTATACCATTATTATTTAAAAAAACAGATGATCACACATATTACTATAAGCATGAATCAGATATTTTTAATCTTTTAAAAGAACGAAAATACTCTATTGACGAATTTAAATCTTATATGGCAAAATATACTACAAATAATTCAAATATACTTGAACTTACAATCAATTTACTTAACAGTTTTTCAAAATATCAATCTCCTGAAAAAGAGATAATAGAACAGTCTAATTTATTTTTTTGCACCATTGATTCATACGAGAATTCTATACACAGTCTACATGTGAAATATAATGTTAAAATTATGGTGGTGGATGAAGCTGGATTATTGACAGAATCACATTTATGGAAAATTGCTAAAGATATTAAAGGAGTATCAAGATTTAAAGATGGATCTGCTCCATCTCCTGAGAAAATAATATGTGTTGGCGATCCTGCACAACTTGCTCCATTTACACATAGTAATAAAGATGAAGATGAAGATGAAGTAGGTAATTTATTACCAGGGTATTTTAATAGAGCGTCATATACAATTAATGATATACCTATGATGAAAGAACAATATAGAATGCATCCAGATATATGTAAATTAGTATCACATATATCATATAATCAAAAATTAGTAACAGACTCAACAACATCAAGAACCAGGATTGAAGCATTAATTCCTGAAAAACGTAATGCAATAAATTGGATAAATTATGATATACCTACGAATGGTTATTGTGAAGAAAAAAGTGAAACCAGTAAAATAAATAAAATTGAAATAAAAGCAATAATTGATTTATTATCAACATTACGTACAAAAAAAAATATATTAATAATTAGTTTTTATAAAGAACAAGTTAAATTATTAAAACAAACAATTAGAAATACTGCTAATGTTCATATTGCTACTGTGGATGAATCCCAAGGAAGTGAAGAAGATTATGTTATCATTGGAGCCGTTCGTTGTAATATTACAAATAATATTGGTTTTTTAAAATATAAAAATAGAGTCATGGTTGCTATTTCTAGGGCAAAAGAAGCAGTCTTTATTGTAGGAAATTGTCAGACTTTATGCAATGAACCGTTGTGGCGAGATGTATATATTGCTGCTTATTATTCACAACGACGAAATTTATCAGTTGGAAAAACTATAACAGAGGGTAAATATATCCGTAATACATGTTTTGAAATGTTTAGAGCCAAAAATCAAACAAAAGTATATGGTGAAAGTGGTTCAGAAGAAAAAAAAGAGTCAGAACTACATGTATTGAGTGTAAGACCAGAATTATTTAAATTAGCTGCTGCAGAAAATTAATTTGTTGCCGATTGTATTAAATATAATATAAATAATAATATTATATTTAAATATGGCAGAGAATGTTGTAAAAAATCCTATAAAACATCATATAGATAATACTGTATCTTTACCAGATAAGCAATTAACTGCATACGACACTGAATATGGAACATTTTTTGTAGATAATACACATGATGAAATATCTACGATTTTTCAAAAAGAAGGCAATCATGATGATGTTACATTTGACGCTACTATAATTGATGGTGCACCAATATGTAGTAAATATGAATTATTAATGGGAGTTGAAAAATCAGAATGTAAAAAATTAAAATATGTAGATTATACCTCGTGTTTTATAAAAGATTCATTTACAGGTAAAAATTTAAAAGGTGTAAACAATTATATTGATTCAGCAGGAACGCCAAATCTTAAAAAATTTTTTGTAGACCAATCGTTAAGTACTGACCCAACTGCATTGTGTAATAAACATGATTGTTTTAAATGGTCGGCATATACAAATTATGATGTATTATTGTATTTATACATCAAACATGTTATTGGTGGTGCACTTAATGACAAATTTTTGAATAGTTTGAATTATTTAGTAGATAATTATAATATTACTAATGAACGTATTATATCTGTAATCAATAGTAATTTTTTATGGCAGTTAACATTGTATTATTGTTATAAATCATTAACGGTTATACCGCTTAATGCAAATGAAACATTTGATCTTTTTAAAATAAGAATGGCAATATACACTTTACGACAAATAAATTTTATAAATATAAATGATAATACGCAAGACGAATCATCTGGTCTTATATGGCAAATAGGATACATTTCGGGTGGGTATGCTGATGATAACAGTTTTTTTTATGGTGATATAAGTGATCCAAATAATTACATTAATGAATTTAATATAAGAATTTACAATTATTTTAATTCTGAATATTACACGGATGAGAAAAATCATGATGAACTTACAAAAGCTCATACACGTGCAACTACAGCAGCGGCATCAGCAGATGCTAGTGCAAAATTAAATGCTGATAGTAAAGTTGATTTTATTAATAAGGTTATAAATAATGAATTTATTGAATTGATAAATGAACCACCTTATTCTTTTACATCTACTCAACCATTTGTAGCTAAAAATATTAAACGATTTTGTGGAAATTGTCCATCAGTTATATCAAGAAATAAAAATAAATTAAATGCATATGAACAATCTATGGGTAATGGATTAGATAAATTATTTGAAGAGATAATTGAAGATATTTTGAATGAAGATAAGGATATAAATGATATTAAAATAATAGTTTTAGATATAATAAAATTTTCTGGCGATTCGTCACATATAAATTTAGCTTTATTAATTAAAGAAGCATGGTTAATAATTGAAAAAATTATAGATCGGACACCCAATGCACCAAGAAATTACGTATACAAGGAATCATCGGAAGAACAAAAAACATTAGAAATTTCTATTTTAACCGGAGAACGTATTGTACCATCTAGGTGTTTAATAGAAAATATATCATTTTATGTTAGAAATTTTGAAAAAATTAAAGCGTGTACTAATAAAAATGATGTTTATGCACGTTATATAAATGATTATAAAAAAAGTTTTCAAACATTAGTTTCTGAATATAAAAATTATTTAATAGACATTGCTGATAATGATGATCTTGGGTTGAGCTCTTCTGCATTATATAATATCTATGAAAAGTTAAAATCAATGTTAGATCAACATGTAAGATATAAATTAAATGATAGTAATTTGTGGATGAAATCTAAAAATGGTGATTATGAAGAGGATATTAAAGAATATAAAACAGATATTATTGATGGTGTCCCAGTTAGTAATGGAGGTATGAATTTTGATAATGTAGAAAATTTCCTTAATGAAGATGACGATGATGATGCTGATGTTGAAATTGAAAATAATAATGACATTACCGCCGATGATTATGAAACATATGGAGGTTCTGCTCCTTCCGATCCTACTGATACTTCTTTTCCTGCTGCTAATACTTCTTCTCTTGCTGCTCCTGCTCCTTTCGTTCCTGCTCCTTCCGATCCTTCTCCTGCTCCTTCCGATCCTTCTCCTGCTCCTTCATCTATTTCATCTCTTTCTGCTTCTTATGTTCCTGCTGCTCCTTCCAATCCTGCTCTTGCTGCTCCTGCTTTTTCTTCTCTTTCTGCTCCTTCCAATCCTGCTCCTGCTCCTTCATCTATTTCTTCTCTTTCTGCTTCTTATGTTCCTGCTGCTCCTTCCAATCCTGCTCTTGCTGCTCCTCGTTCTGCTCTTTCTTCTCTTTCTGCTTCTTATGTTCCTGTTTCTGATACACCATCTGTGAATTATTCAGCTGATGAATTTGAATCATCAGAAGATATATTTCAGTTAGGAATGTACACATATGTAAATTATTTAAAATTTATTAAAGATATTACAATGCTCAATTTGTCATCATTCAATTTAACAAATAATAATTCTACATTAGGAAAAGAAAATAGTCTTTTTTTGTATTTTCGTAATATTGGTAAATATATTGCAAGTAATGATCCGCGAAACGATGATCATGTTATATTAGATAGTCCTGATTTAATGCATGTATCTAAACTATTAAAGATATATAAATTAGAATTAAAGAATATAACATATTCTAATATATTTATTTTGAAAGAAGACTATGGACGATACAAAAAAGGTTCTAATTTATTAGATTTATATATACAAGAAAGTAAAAAAATATTTAATGAAAAAATGGAAACTTCTTGCGATTTTTGGGATAATTTTCCATTTATATTAGGGTTCATGTATACACGAATAAACAAATATGTAAAAGCACCGTGGAGTACTCGTGTTGGTAGAGGTGGAATTGAATTATTTCCAAGCCCAAAATTTGAAAATATTGATTATGAATACTGGTATTCTTTATTTCCAATTAATGATATGTTTACGAAAGTAGGTATTGATCATTTACAATTAATATTTCGTGCAACAACTACAAATACTTTAATTGGTTTACCCCATAAACCTCGGATTAATATATTAATTAACACAATTTATTTATTATACGATTATTATAAAAAAATTCATTTAGTTGATATTGACACATTGAATAGTGCCGCTCATGAATATAATAGTGTTTTATCTGAATATTATGATTATACATTAGGGTTTAAATTTGAATTAAAAGATACTATGAATCAAATAAGAAATACAGTAGAAAATATTAACCAAATATACAATCAAAGAGATATAACTAAAATACATGGATTAGATGAATTTGTTGATTTATTAACAACACCTGTAACTAAACAAAAAGGTAAAGTAGCTAGTGCTCAAAAACCATTAAAAGTTATAATATTGAAAGAATTTAATACATTGATTGGATTGCATGAAAAATTATATAATATTTTAAATGATCGTGAATTAATAGATCATTTCATAATAGATTATCAATTATATAAAGTTTTCAAAGCGGATTTAGCTTCCATAAGGACACGCGCGTATAATGCAATTGGTGGTGATGAATTAATCAATCCGTCAATACTAGCAGATGAAGCAGAAAAAGTAGCTAACGATCTATATGCTATCGTAAATAAATTAAATTTATTGCCAATCAAAAAAACAAAAGAACAAATAGGACAAGAAGATGCTTTAATAGTATCAGCAAATACTGTAAAACTTCAAGCACAAGCAGTTGTACAAAAGATATCAGCCAAATATCCTGATTCTCAATCAGAAAAAGAAATAAATACACTACTCTCATTAAACTCTAATAAGGACAGTGTAATAAGTTCATCATTATCAATTGCTCAAGCAATATTTCGTGCAGCAGATGAATTGACTAAAATTGCTTCATCTCAAGCATCTACCGCAACCGATGGTTTAAATGATGGAAGAAAACTCGTTGCATCAGAATTAGAAATTTATAATAAGATCAATATGTTTCATAATGAAACAAATTTCATAAATAAATATGTTGAATTTAAAAATTTATTAAAGAATAAAGATGCAAATTCAGATAAAAATAAACTATATATAAAAATAATACTATCACTATTTATTAGTGGTACAGAATTATTGTCTTTCTACAAAACGTATGAAATGTTATATGATGCACAAATATATAAGGTACCTAAAAAAGGTAAAAAAAAAGCTGACGATGAATATGAAGAATTTGAACCGTCTAGTGATAGATTTAAAAAAATTATATTAGATAGAGAGATTGAATTAAAAAATGCAGTTGATGCGCAAAGAATAATTTATATAACTGAATTAAATAAAACATTTCCTTCTCTCGTTGATGAAAATGATCTATCTAAATCAAGTAATGAAGCAAAAAAATCAAATATTCGTATTGGAGGATCTGCGCAAGAACCAGTATCAGTACCAAGAATAAGTATTGAATTACAAAATTTGAAAGAAATGGGTATACCGTTAGAAAGTGATACAAATATAGATGAAATATTAGTGAATATATTAAAAGTGTTTGAAGATAATATTGGAATTCAAGTTGATATAGATCAAATATATAAAAATATAATAGACTATCATACTGATGTTGATTTAAATGAAATACTGTCTATTTATCAAAATTATAAAAATTATATGACATTATCTATTTTTATAGATATTATTTGTATACGTCAGCCAGTGTACTATATGAATTATAATATTTTTTTAATATGGAAAAAATCAATTGAACTTTATATAAAAATAAATAAAAAATTTGATATTCGTGAGTTAATGCCATCATCTAAATATACAACAAAATATAATACTAACAGATATACTACGTCAGAATTATTTAAAATTATTCTAGAAATAATGGACATCAATAATAAAAAATTAAATATTGTACCTCAAAAATCATTTGAAATTGAATTAGATATAAGTAAACTTTTACAAAATGTAAATGTAGAATTAATAAAAGGTTTAAATTATTATGATAGTGAAATATTGGAAGATTTAAATTTTATATTTCAAATGTTATATATAGTACATTGTGTTAAAAATGAAAGAATAATAATTATAAATCCTGATACTTATTCATCAATTATAATAGGAATGTATAATATTTTTATGTATTATGGATTTTTTGTAAAACAAATCATAGAAATTATATATAATAAACATTATAGTATAAAAGTGAAATCTAATATTCGTCGTGAGATACCACTTTATATTAATCATATGATGAGATTGAATGATTTACAAAAATCTACAAAATACGATATGTTTTATAAAGAATACTACAAAACAAATATAGAAGAATTTATGACTATACCTGATGTAAGAGATATAGAGTATCTTGAATTTTATATATCGGATGATAAAATGGTTTATGTAACTTCATTAGTATCTAGTATATCTAAAATGTATGATCCAAAAACTGATATTAAGGCAATAGAATCTATATTAATTGATTGTTTAAAGAGAAGAGATATTAGTAGTTTAAATACATATTGTTCATTTTTTTTATTATATTCTCAAATTATAAATAACGAACATATATCTCAATTTATTCTTAAGATTAAAGATTTGGGTATAAA